GATTATTTAACCAAAGGAGAGTTTCAAGCAAAATTAGATCATGAAGATGAAGTCAAAGGGTATATTGACAGACGTGAAGGTCGATTTGGAGATATGGACTCAAAAGAAATTGCTCAAGAATTAGCTGAGCGTGAGCACAGAAAAATGACGCTAACTAAATTAATGAATGATGCGTATCCAACATCTAAAAAATCTACACAAGTGGTAGATGATTGGGAAGGAGAAGCATGGGATGCAGGACGAGATGCGACCGATAGTTTAACTGGAGAAAAAGAAATTATAAAAAGAGCTAAAAAGAAAGATCCTTTTGGAATTAGACTGATGAAGAATTTTGATCAAGACTTAACCGATGAAGGTTTAGCTCAGGAAGGTTATAACCTTCAAGAAATTGATATTCTTAAACGAGCAAGAAATGTCATGAAAGATCCTGAAAAAGATGTCAGACATCCAACCGAAGCGATGCGTTGGGTTCGAGGGGATATGGCTGATGAAGCGGGAGTGGATATTGATGAGTTCATGACCGATTTTAATTGGGATGATAAATATGCTCAAGGCGGTGGCGTCGGCTCCATGTTTAGGAGAGTTTGATGGCTGATTATAAACTCGCTCGATTTAAATCGAAAGAATATCCGTATTTTTATGGAACAGTGAAAAGAGGTGATACTAATGTAAGGTATTGGTCTGATACTCCTAAATCAACCATACTCAAGGCAGCCAGAGAGAAAGCAAAGAAAGCAGGGACTCTACCTGTTTATAGTGAAACCACTAAAAGTTTAGGAAATAAACTTTATGAAGAGACTCAGGCTGGAGGAAACAAAGTATATTACGGAAGAATTGGACGATCGGCTAAACGAAAAAATACTGAAACCGGTAAAATGGAGAATTATACTAAACAATATCAAACCGGACATAAGAAAACATTAGAAGAAGCTAAAACTGCTTTAACAGAGCTTGAAAAGAAACATCCGCGAACGATTGGGGGAGCTGACAGTCCCGATGAATTGTTAAGAAAACATTTAAAAGAACTGCCGAAAGGTTCCACTATTAATCGAAAGGCATTACAGAGTGAATATTTTGGTGATGCCAAATGGGGAATAAGTCGAATAGGTAGGGTTTTAAAAGAATTTAAAAATAAAAAATTCAATATTGAAGGAACCGGACCGGTATTAAGGACTGGAGAAACAAGATTAAAATTTACACAGGCGGAGCGTGACGTTCTTAATAAAACATTTAGTAAAGAATATGGGGGTCTTAAAGGGCAAAAACTTTACAAGGCAATGGCTGCTGCGGGAGAGAGTAAAAAAGCAAGACAGATCCTCTATGATTGGAGAGAGGGACAATACACTGGGCGTGGCTCAGGCTCAGCAGCAAAAGATGCGGTTATAAAGCAGCTTAATAAACTTAAAAAACTTCCATGGATTCGTAGATGGTTTAAGGAAGGGAATTTTACTACAGACTCGGTTGAGAAAGCTGCTCGAAAAGTAGGTAACGCCATAAAAACAAAGGTACCCTTACCTCGTGGACAAACGTGGTTAAGTATTGGTGCACGCAGACTAGCTGATTTAGCTGGAGCGCTTACCGGAGATAAGGAATATATTACGATGTCAACAATGGATAAAGGAGTTTTAAAAGGAGCTACACGAGTTGTTGATCAAACCAAGTCCAATGTTTTTCAGGATTTTGGAACCCCTTTTAAAAGACAACTCCATACTAAAGATTTTCAACGTCAAATAGATAAGCCAGGGGGCTGGCTGTCAACCATTAAACAGGGTATCACTCGAAAATTACGTCCTCAACATCAAGTGGATATGGTGAAAAATCTTGCTTCTGCTGCTAAGGCAGGAACGGGAGGCTATAGTGTTTTTTGGCAAGGAATTCGTAAAGATATTAATAGACCTCTGAAGGCTCAAGTTGATACAGGAATGGAAGAGGCGGAATTTAAATTAAGAAATATTGGTCATAATTCTAAGGTTTATACAAATCCTAAAACAGGCGTAACTGAAACTCGTGAACAAATTAGAGATACCTATAATAAAAAAGTTAGATCTTTTTTACGGGAAGCCAATAAAGATGTTAAACCCGGTGAACCTGTTGTTAGAGCTTTGGAAATGACTTTGGATACCCCACCTTCTGAATCCATTGCGCGTTATGGTGAAATGTCAGATATCATGAAAACGAATGTTGATAAAGCATGGAAGGATCATGGATATGGATTCAAAGTTCCTAAGGATTTATTATTTCCAGATGAAATGAAAGCAGCTGTTAAGGATCCAAGTATATTAGAAAATATTTGGAAACTGGGACGTAAAGCTCCAAGAGTTCTAGGAATTCCTTTAGCGATTGGTGCAGGACTCTATACGCTTGGACGTAGTGATCCACTTCAGGCTGCTGAAATAGAGAAGATTTCTGATCAGGGAACCGTGGTTGATGATCAAGTGACCGAGGTTGCTCAAGCAGGGACCACGGATCAAATGAGATACAACGCAACCACNGGACAATTTGATGACGCNGAAGGAGAACCGGAAACACAAGAAGGAATTTTAAATTGGATCGCAGACAATCCGATTAAATCAGGATTGGCTCCGATTCCTCTCGGAATGGGTGCAGGTTTAGGAGCTGAAGCGATGGGAGCTAGAAATTTAGCTAAGTTTTTCACGAGTATGAAATTCATGTTACCTCCCGCTTACGCCGCAGAGAAATTATATCAATACAAAGAAGGACAAGACCTTGGTGAGATGTTCACCAATCCTTTAGACGCCGTATGGGCCATGGCTTTGGATACGCCTTACAGTGCAGCGCAAAAGATGAAATATTATAAAGAAGCCGGGGATAGACTCGGATTAAAACATTTAGATCCACGTAAGTGGAGAGAAACAGGAGCAGCTTTAAAAAGAGCAACGATGGCTCCAGCATCCAGAGGAACCAGATTAGTCTTTCCATTTGGAACAGAGAAATTTGGATTTGGTGCAGCTAAACCATTAGCCAAAACAGGATTACCTAGAGCGTTAGGCATAGGAGCAAGAATGTTACCTCTCGGNCCTATTCCAATGGCTTTAGTGGCAGGATCCATGGCNTGGGATAAATATAAATTTAATCAAAAAGTCGGAGACCATGTGGATGCTTTAAGAGCTGAAGGAGTCGTGAGTGAAGAAGATGCAGAGACAATGGAGACGATTTACAAACAAGGTTGGTTAGGAACCACCGCTTTAGGAGCCAAACTCTTAGGATCCGAAGAATTAATGTTTGAAGGAGAAATGAGAGATTTAGATTATCAAAAGATGATGCTGGATCAAATGAAAGAGTTTTATCAAGGAAGAGAAGAGGTAGCCACTAAAGAAAGAGTGGGTGACCGTCAAGAAGATTTCTTTAGCTGGTTTAGTAAAGGTGGACGTGTAGGCGTCGCTGAAGGAGGAGACGATTTTAAACCTAAAGGAGGAATGACGAGACGAACTTTCTTAAAATGGTTAGTAGGATCTATTGCAGCAGGTGTTGCAGCGGTAACGGGTAAAGGCGTTAAACAAGCCGCAAAGACCGCAACGACAACGGCAACAAAATCTATTCCCACGAAGTTTGCTGGTGTGGAAGGAATGCCGGCGTGGTTTCCAAGAGCGGTAGCGAAGATTAAAGCCCATGGTAAATTAATTGAGATGGCAGACAAGCATTATGTCGGAGGAGATATTTATGAAATGATGATTCCTGTTCAAAAATATTATTCTAAAGGACCTCGAGGTGAGGGAACCCAAATTAAAACAGAAATGGAAAAAGTGGTCATGGAAGAAAATCCATTAACGGGAGAAATTAGTATGCATTGGACTGGCAGTGATAATTTTGGTGATGATGCGGTTCGACAAATTAACTTTAGACCTGGATCTGCGGGTTATCAGAAATTTGGTGTGGATCCAGACCATCCTCAAGCTTGGGAATATCAACGGGTTAAAGTAGAAGATCCTGAATTTAGTTATAGTCAACCTGATCAGTCTCAGCCTTATCGAGAGGATGTTGAATATTTAGATATTTCTACTGAAGGAGATGAAGTAGTTGCAGGGTTAGAAAAGATGACAGGTGGAGTAACTAAAGAGGGCACGGTTGTTGATGACGCTTTCAAAAAGAGAATTTATAAAGATCTAGATCAAGATGAGGCTTTAGTACCAGATCCTGAAGGACAACTTGGACCTGAAGGTGATTGGTTAGGAGACCCTCCTAATGAAATGATTGAAGGAGATGTGCCGGATTGGGTGCCTAAAGATGAATGGCCTAAGAAAGCTGAAGGTGGAATTATTGAAACAGGCAACATTGCTAGACGTCCAGGCGCTGTACCTCCATTATCAGGTCCCGATCCTGAAGGCATCATGACCTTGTATTCTAATCCAAAACAAGTTAAAGTAGGATAATCGTAGGAACATTATGGCAGTAGATAAAATTGACAAGTCCCTTCCGAATGTGAAGGAAAAAGTTTACGTTGAATCCCCTGAAGAAATTGAAATAGATCAGTCGGAAAAGATTGAGGAAATTAATAAGGATGGCGTAGAAATTGTCCAAAACGAAGATGGAAGCGCAGAAATAGAATTTGAACCGGGCAAAGCAGCCGCAGGTGGAGGAGAAGATCATTTCTCTAATTTAGCGGATCTTTTACCTGAACAAATCGTTAATCGTTTAGCTTCTGAACTTTATCAAAATTACGAAGATTATAAAACTTCCAGAAAAGACTGGGAACAGTCTTATGTAACAGGATTGGATCTTTTAGGATTCAAGTATGTGAATCGTGCTCAACCTTTCCAAGGAGCATCCGGTGCTACGCACCCTGTACTCGCTGAAGCGGTTACACAGTTTCAAGCAACCGCGTATAAAGAATTATTACCGGCAGATGGTCCGGTTAGAACTCAAATTTTAGGAGTCGCTACAAGAGATAAAGAAGATCAAGCTGCTCGGGTAAAAGAATACATGAATTATCAAATCATGAATGAAATGCCAGAGTACGAAGCAGAATTTGATCAAATGTTATTTTATTTACCTCTGGCAGGTTCCTCGTTTAAGAAAGTTTATTATGATGAAATGATCGGCCGAGCTGTTTCAAAGTTCGTTCAAGCCGATGATTTAATTGTTCCGTATTCTGCTACCTCATTAGAAGATGCGGAAGCAATATTCCAAAG